CTCAAGGTATGCCTCCCAGTCGATGTCCCTGCCGTTGCTTGCGACTTTGTATTGAAAACTCTGCGACTTGAAGTGCTTTTTGCCCCAGTCGCACACCATAAACACCGCAGGCTTAGTGACCCCCGAGGGTATCATTCCTGTGCGTGTATTGTATGACCACTGGGAACCGTTGTCGGCGTTGACCTTCATATTCACCGTGAAAGACCCCCACCGCATATACAGTGGGTAGAGCCTGTTCACAAGGCTTACTATCTGCGCCGCTGTCTTTGCACGAAACACCGCTGTACCGCCGTCTAAAAGCTCGTCCGTCTGTTCGCCCGAGTACCGCAGCTCATACTCCTCCTCGCCCACTATTTCTTCAAGAGCTGCCACCCTCGCCGTGAGCTGCTGGATAAACTCCTCGGTGGTGGGCGTTGTCTGACCTGTGTCCGCTGTATCGGCAGTATTCTCCGCCTGCGTATCAGCCACAGTTGTTATCTCATTTTCGTCCATTATCTCGCCTCCTAAAGCTGTTCTTCCACCGACAGACCCACCGCAGAAATATCGGCTGAAAGTCCGCCGTCAAAATTGAATCCTATGTTAGTTATTGGTATATCGTAGCTTTCACCGCTGTCGCTGACGTATGTCACAACGTCCCCGACGTCAAATCGTGGGTCGCCAAGGCGGTGAAAAAGCTCCGTTGTATACCACGAAAAGCCGCCTATCCTATGCCACAATGACCGCAGCAGCGACATTGTCATATATGGATTCTCAAACTCCACCACACGCCCTGCCGAGCCTGTGGTGTTGCCCAGCCGCAGAGTTTCGCTGTCGCTGACCTTGCAGACAATGCCTGCCAAAACATTCGGACGTTCCCCCAGCGTTGGCAGGTCGATAGTGTTGTTGTCCAGTATCTTCACGCTCGAGCCGTACCATTTGCGGACGTATCTGCCGTATCGGTCAACAAAACCGAACTCGCCTTGTGCCGAGGCGATGTAACTGAGCATCTGCCGCATTGTGGTGTCTTTGGGTATAGAGCTTATTTTGAAGTCGAAGTTTGCGGTCTTTAGGCGTATATGCCCCTTGCCGTAAAGCCTTGCTCCGCCCTTTACACGGAGTTTTGCAGGCTTTGTGTAGTCATTGCCGTTTTGAACCCCCAACTGCTTGCAGATATCGTCCTCGATAGCTTTGCTCCATGCAGGCAGGGTGACAGTGGGCTTGTAGACCTTGTCGGAAAAATACAGCCTGTCCGCAAAAGTGACCTCAGTATTTCCGCCCGACTTTTTCGACTTAACGCAGGTGAAATGTCCGAGCGGTATTCTCTCTCCGTCAAGCACCTCTCCAAGCTTGCTTATCTGCTCCACTGTAAGCTTTGAAAGCTCAGCGTAGGTGTAGGCTTCTAGGGTGGAGTAGGTGGTCACGCCTGTGAGGTCCGCAAGGTACAAGGAAAGGTCATACTCGTTGCCGAGGAAACGTGCTTCAGCATCGTTTATCTGTAATGCCCAAGACTGTGAGCACACTGCGCCAAGCTCTATATCATCGGAGAATGAGGTGCTTTGAGAGGTGCTGCTTGCAGATATGATCTTATCCCCCGAAATAACGCTGTCGCTGCTTTCAAGCTCCATTCGCCAGGTACGGCAGTAGCTTTCTATTTTGGTTGATACAATGTCGCTTACTGTGTACATTTATGTCACCTCACCTGTACCGGAATAGGCATAAAGGTCAAGGGAAAGCACCTTGCAAAGCTGTCTTTTCTTATCCCAACCCCACTGCTCGTATGTTGTACCCTCTGCCCTAAAACGTGCCGTGACCATGTTGAACGTTTCATCAAGGTAGGTAACAGGAAAATCAGCGTCCTGCACATTCAGAACATAGCTGTTTATAGCTGCCACTTTCTGCGGTTTAAGATTTGCCCACTCTATGTGAAGCGTGGTCTGTAGCCCCTTTACGTCACCCACATATTTGCAGGTAGAGGAAAGCCCTGCGTTATCGGACATTATTTTTTTCTTATCTATTGTGAACGTTGTCGGCACAGCTATTTCAGTATCACCGAATTTCAGATATTCCATTGCATACCTCCTATACAAGCGGTGACTTGCCGTTAAGCTTTGTCAGCGAGTTTATATCTTCTACCACAGCCTTGCCAACAGCTCGCTTGTCTATCTCCACAGTTACATTGATAGGCTGTTTGGTGCTTTTGCCGTCAACAGAGGCATACTCTGCAAGGGCGTTGAGTATAGCCGACCGCATACCCATGTTTGACGTATCAGGCACAGTTTGTGTAGCTGTCTGTTTCCTCAGTGAAGATACATCTATCCTGCTGTCAACACTGCTGGCACTTTGTATTGCAGATCTGACCATGTTTTCAGAAGCCTGCACTGCAAGATACGTTTCATCAGCCACACCCAGTGCATAGCCCTCGCCCACATATCCGCCCAGCGTGCGGAAAACTCTTGAAGGCGAGTGTGAATCCTGTGCAAGTCTTGCGGCGTTTATGCCCCTTATGACCATTTCATTTACTGTGGCACTTACAAATGACATTCTGCTCTGTATGCCGTCTGCGTAGCCGTCTGCGGCGTACTGTCCTAGTACTTCATACGCCGTCCGCATACTGTAGTAGTTTTGTGACGGCAGGTCAACAAGGTCTGCAAGGAGCTTTGCAGAAGAATCTTTCATCTTGCTCATACTTCTGTCAACGTAGTCATTCATTTCGTCAAAAATGCCCTTGCTCTTTACAGAGTATTTCTTGAGTTCCTTATCTGACATATCAACAAAAGCCTTTGCGTAGCCTGCGCCCTTTGGACCCATTTCTTCAAGATTGTTGTAAAAGTCCTGTGAGATAATGCCGTCTGCGACCTTTTTTTTCAGCTTGGCGAGATTGTTCTCCCAATCGGTAAAGCCGTTTATGTTATCGTCAAGATTTGCGATAAGCTGTTCGGCGGTCACATCTGACTTTCCACAGAACTCGTCAAGAAGATCTATCTGTCCGAACACAAGATCGTGCTGGGTTTTGTATGCGTCTGCATACTTGTCGCAGATGTCATTTATCTGCGACAGCGTTTCTTCCGAGAGTTCTGCTATCGAGCCTGTTGTAAGAGCATAAGCGTCGGCAAATTCTTTCTGAGCGATGTTTGCTTCCTCTATGGACTGTCTTACAGAGGAAAGGTCATTGTTTGCTGTTGTAAGTGCACCGTGAGCGGTGTTGAGGGACAGTGCAAGTGCGTCAAAATCATCACCTGTCAAGCCGTCAGCCTTAGCCTGTTTGTACCTTTCCAAAGCCTCGTCATACTCGCTCTGAGCCGCCGCTTGGTTTCTCAGAGCCTCCGCAAGCTTATCCTGCAAGTCCTTTGTATCCTGCATATCCGCATAAGCGTCAAGCATATCGCTTACTGCGGCTGTGTTGTTTTTCAAGCCGCCTGTCTGATCATCTATGGTCAGATTAAGGCCCTCTATATCGCCGTTGAGCTGATCTATAATGGATTGCATTTCGGCTTTTTCATCAGCACTTTTATTTTCAGTTTCATTCAGCTCTTTGAGTCTGTCATTGAGTGCACGATAAGAGTCAGCCTGCTTTTTATTACTGTCTGTGCTGTCGGCAAGTTCTTCGTGAAGACTTTCAACGGCACTTTTGGTGGAAAGACATTTGTCCGAAAACTGTTTGACGCTCTCGGACAAATTCACTATACTGCTTTCTGTGACATCTATCTCATTGGCAAAATGATTTATGATCGCACTGCCTGTAAGTGCAACTCCTGCAGCGATACCTGCCGCAAGATTTTGAGTTATAGCCATTTCGGCATTCATGGCCGTTGCCATAGCCTTGCCTTGTATCATTTGCAGAGTAAGCCCCTCAAAGGACTTTGTGACCGCAGACACCTTTGACACCGCAATGAATGTCACAATTGCCGCTGTTATGGATTTAAGGGCGTTGTGAACACCCTCTATAACACCCTCTATATTTTCTGCGTCAACGCCCATTTTCTCAAAAAGCTGACCAACTGCTGAATCAAATACCTTTGCCGTTTGAGATACAAAGCTCCTTGCAAGTCGCTTTACGTTATCGAAAAATGTTTCTGTCGAGCCTATCAGGTCATTGAAAGCTTTGTCAGCATCACCACCTGATGTAAGCACACCAAGAAAGTTCTTGGCGGCAGCTTTCATACTTGCAAAGGAGCCTGAAAAGGTGGTGCTTGCCTCTTTGGCTGTTGTGCCTGTGATATCAAGGTTTTGCTGAATTGTGTGGATAGCGTTGTAAACGTCGCTCAGGTTATCAATGTTGTATTCAACTCCGCTGAGCTTCTGAGCGCCCTGCAAAAGCCTTTCCATTTCAGACTTTGTGCCGCCATAGCCCAGCTTGAGGTTATCGAGCATTGTATAGTTCTGCTTTGCAAAACCTTGGTAAGCGTTTTGTATAGACTGCATATCCGAGCCGAATTTGTTGGCGTTGTCGGACATATCCACCATAGCAGTGTGAGCGACCTCAGCCGCCTTTTGAGTGTCACCGCCAAGAGATGAAAGCAACGACGCAGAAAAGCTCGTGACGTTCTCCATATACTCGTTTGCACTTACTCCTGCGGTCTTGTAGGCATCCTGTGCGTTCTTCTTGACGATATCAGCGTGCTTTTTAAAGAGCGTTTCAACACCGCCAAGAGATTGTTCAAGATCGGAAGAGTTCAAGTGCCGCACCCTCAGTGAATGCAGAGGTGACGACCTTGCTTATAGCCGCTCCCACACCTGCCGCCGCAACAGCTTTTTTGAGCTTTGAGGCAAAGGAGCTGCCTGTTTTGTCGCCTGCCTTGTCGCCCTCGTCGGGCAGGTCTTTGAACAGGTCTTTTATTCTGCCTGTTATGCCCTCTGAGATAGGTATTATCTGCACATATGCGTCCGCAAGCTTAGTTCCTTCCGCCATTACGTTTCACCTCCTATCAGTTCTTGCCTTGCTTTTTCAAATTCTTCGATACTTGTAAATCCTCGTGTCTTGCTCTCACTGTCGCCTAAAAGCTTTGAAACAACAGTTTCGGGTATGTTCACACCTCTTGCACCGTCTTTCGTTTTAGCCCATTGCAGCCACGCAAGCTTGTCATATATCATTGCAGCAAGGAGCGTGTCAAGAGTGACCTTATCCCCCGAGAGCAGCATCTTGCATCGGCTGTCGGGACGCAGACCCATAAAAAACGCCGCCACTGAGGAAAGCGGCAGCGTTTTGTAGTCGTATATGTGATAGACCTCTGCGAGATCGCAGGCAAGCGACATCTCATCACGGCATATCATATGGGCAAGTCCGCAGACAGCCCTCAGGCGTTTTTTGTTTTGTCGCCCTCTGAGCCTTCGCCTTTCAGTATATCGGCGATCTCTGCAAGCATCTTGTTTCTTGACACTATTCCTGTGTCTATATCTCTGCAATGCTCTTTGAGGCTGTCGAGCTGTGCCTTGGAAAGGAGCTGTCTTGCCACCTTGATGACAGCGGCAGTGTCGCCCTCATCTATCGCCACAAGTGATTCAAGCAGCTCCCAGTTGTCAAGAGCCTTATCCTCTATCTCATAGTCAAAACCGCTTTTTGTGATACCTTTAAGCATATGATCTTCCTCCTGTTACTCAGATTTCAGGTGAATGTACTCATAGTGTGAGTTGCCCTTGCTGTCGTTGACGGCTGTCAGCGTGATGTTATAGCCCACTGCGTCAGTGTCTATATACTTGATCTCGCCCAGAGCCGTTACAGAGGCACAAGGGACTACGATACGCTTTAAAGCTCCGTCCTTGAGGATAAGCTCGAAAACATACACGCTCTCCTCGTCAGAGCCGCCGTTCACGGCAACTGTTATGTCCTTGCCCTCAAGTGCAGTTGTGACGTTATCAGAGCCGTAGACAGTTTTGAGCACTTCCTCGTTGAGCGTTTCGATGAGCGTCAGCGTGAATGTGTCACTGCCTGCGTTGGTCATATTGAGCACTACATCTCCGCCCCAGGCTGCTACGTTGCTGTTTGAGCGGTCATTGCCGTTTGAAAGTCCGTCCTCTGAGCAATAGCCAAGGCACTTGAACTCCGCTGCAAGAGCCGATGTTGCGTCTGTCGGCAGCGTTGTGCCTTTAGGTGCACGATATACCGCACCGCCTATCTTAGGCTTGCCTGCGGTAACGTTGTTTGCATTGTTGGTGTTTGACATTGTTATCTCTCCTTTTCGTAATATCGTATGTCGAATACTGCCTGATAGCGGTATCGCTTTGTTTCCTCATCGGTGTAGTTGTAGTCGCTGTTCAGCTTGCAGGATATGACGTCATCAAGAGTCACAGCGTCACGCATAGCTGTCTTGACGGTGTGATTGAGCCTTGCCGCCTCGTAAAGGCTGCCGCCGTATGACTGCACGGCGAGGGTCGCCGAAGATAGTCTGTTTTTCTCAGACGAGCCAAGCTTGTCGATGATGATATACTTCTGTGGCGGCTTTGCAGGCTCTTCCATAAATGCGGGAACGTCAAGGCTCTTGCTCAGATAGCCCAGTATAACTTCTTCTATCATTTTCTCAGCACCGCCTTTAATATGGCATTGTCTTGCTTTGTTTCCTTTCTCGCCTTGTAGGTCACAGCCTTTATGCTTGCGTTCACACGCTTTTTACCTGAATAGGTGGACACCTCGTAGCCGTCACCCAGCCGCTGTGCCGCTTTGTCGGCAAACTCACGGCATATGTTCTCAGCCTCTTTTGAACGCAGCATTTGCCTTACTGCCTTGCGGTCAAGAACTATCTTTACCTTATCCATAGCGTTCCACCTTGACTTTCTTGTTCCAGCTAAGAGGCAGATTTTCTTCGATACCCTCTATCGGGAAACCTATGGTACAAAATTTCCTGCCGAAGAACTCGACCTCTGTGTTTTCCCAAACGTGTGTATCTCCTTTTGGAATTGCAAGGGTGTAAGCTATTCGCTTGCCCGATAAGTTAAGCTCGCTTATAACATCATCAGACGACGGCTCGCCTACAAGAACATTGTCAACAAGCTCCCAGCTATCCTCATAAGTTGGTCTGCCAAAGCCGTCAACGCCTGTCTGCGTTTGCACTTTAAGCTTCACCGAAATTCCCTTTATCATTGTTCTCATAGTCATATACCTCCATAGCTCCCCACCTCTGACGAATGATACCAAGCTCTTTCAATTCGTTTTTGAGAAAATATAAAGATTGTCCTGAATTGAGATAAGTCATTGACACCGAATAGCCCATAGCTGCCTGCGACGCCTGCACAGCAGGTGGTGCATTATCAGCCGAACAGTCAAGACTTCTCACAACAGCCTTTGAGATTATCGCCTTTACTGTCAACGCATAGTCTTCATCACTTGTCACAAGGGCATTGACATCAACGCCGTAACGCTTGCCTATAACACGGAGCTTTGCGCAGGCGGTCTCGATAAGACTATCCGCCGCCTGCTGCTCCTGTGATGTAAGCTTTCGTCCGTATACTGCTATGTCGTCGATAGTGGCATAAACGCTGCTCATTCTGTTGCCTGAACGGCCTGAACGGCTGCAAACGCCTTAGGGTCAAGGATAGCAAAGCCGATATAAGCCTCTGTTCTGAGATACACCTCATTGTGACCTTTCAGATCTCTGCCTGAGTTATCAGGGTCGCCGTACTGGATAACTTCAAGGGGCAGCTCCTTTGCGTAGCCCCACTTGAAAGCTCTTGCAAAGTCGCCTACGATAGCCCTGTCTGTACCCTTATTAAAGTTTACGGTGGAATTTACATCGCAGGCTGTGCCGTTAAGGCTGCCCGGGTTTGCACCGAGAGCAAACTCTGGATACTGCTTTACGCCGTTGACCTTGAGTTTTGCAAGAGAAGAGGCAAACTCCTTTGAGAACGCAAAGCCTGTAACGTCGTAGTCGCCAAGCTTAGCAACTGCATCTTCGAGGTTGCTTTCAGGGTCTGCGCTGTCAAAGTCTACCTTTGCGGTGTTGTTGGCAACTGCCTTGTCGATATAGTTATCGCCGAGAGCTGCAACAACTGTCTTTTTTCTCGGGTTTATTCCGTGAAAGCCGAGAATGTCGATCGCACGAGCGAATTTGATAGCTGCGCCCTCTGCAAAAGACTTGATGACTTCAAGCTTTTTCTCGTCTGTTCCGTAGATGAACTCGTCGCTGAAACGTGCGCCGTATTCTATCTTCAGCGGACGCATCGTCACCTTGCCGGGTTTAGCACTGCCTGCGGATTTAGCCTCGCTTTCACCGATAACGTCCGCCTCATCGTCCATAGAGAAAACGAAATAGTCATTGCCGTTAAAGGACACAGGATCTCTTCTGCTGAGCTTTGCAAGGGTGGAATGACCCTTTACTGTTGAAAAAATGCTTGTTACTGTTTCAGGCTCAAGAAGTGTGCCTCTCTTAATTGTTTCTGCCATGATTATTCTCCTTTCAGCTTTTCAAGTGTTTTTCTAAGTGCGTTTTCCGCACTGTTTTTGCTTGGGTCGCCCTCTGCTCTGAAATCAGGGGCATTGTGTGATGTCTTAAAGTATTTTGACATCTTTTCTGCATCGGCTCTTATAGACTTTTCGTCCTCGCCGCTGAGCCTGTCCGAAAGCTCCGCAGGAAGTCCGTACTCCTGTGCGGCTCTCAGTTTGCAAAGGCTCTGTTCAGCCGCCTTGCCCTTTGCCGTAAGGTCTGCTATAGTGGTTTCATAGCCCTTGACCTTTTCTGCCATATCAGCAGGGGAAACATATCCCTCAAACTGCTTTGTGACAGCATTTGTGTTTTCCTCCAGCTTTGCATTTACTATCTTGTCAAGCTGTTCCTGCGTCGTGACAGGTTCAAATTCTTCTGCCATAATATCATTCCTTTCAAATATCAGTAGCTTATCTTTTGCTTTTTCTTTTCTTTAGCGTTCGCACAGCTCCAATGTGCAAGCACCACCGACTCTAACAGCGAAATGTCAGCACCCTCCATAATAGAGCTGTAACCAAAACCTCCGCCTGAGCCTATGGCTCTGTGTTCGCAATTTGAAACAGCCTGCTCAAGTGCAGGTTGTTCTGCGTGGCATATCTTATCAGCAAACAGACTTTGCTCAAACTGAGCTGACGCCTGCACCACCTCAGCAACCTTTGGCAGCACAGCCTTGCACTTAACTCCTGCGTCTTTCATATCACTTTCAAGCACAGCCTGTCCGTTTGCACCGTCTATGGTCACTTGCCTTGCGTGAGGATTTCTGAGATATGAGATTATCCAGCCGTTCCCCTCTCGCACAGGGCGGCAGTCGATAGCTTCAACGAATATTTTGCCGTCAGAAGTTTTAACAGCAACTGCAAGAGAAACATTTGCCGTATATCTTGCATACTTAACACCGAAGAACAGTTCAGGCGTGCCTGAAAGTTTTGGTGCTGTATCAAGCTGATAGTTATGCCATTCCTCCCGGCTTATAGCGGACTTCTGATTGTATCTTAACCACAGACCTAAACGCTGAATATTATCGTCTGTCTGGTCTTTGCCAAGCTCTGAACGTATCTTACGCTCGGTCAGTATCGTACCGAGTGAGGGATTTGTTTCATACCAAAGTTCAGGGTCATGTGCGTCAGCCATTTCAGGTATGCTCCACTCCGCCCAGCCGCTGTCAACGTTAGTTCCACTCAGAGTGTCACGGCGGTACTGATAGAACACAGTTCCAGATGATACCGCAGTAGGAGGAGTGCCGCACATCAGTGTCTGAGGGTTTGCAGAATCGGTAACAACGTATTTCAATGCACTTTCTTGGTCAGCCGTGTACTCCTGAGCCTCGTCTATAATGAGCAGGTCATAGCCCTCACCAAGTCCGCCTTTTGATGAACGTGTACGGAAGTTGATAAGACCTCCGTCATTATCTTTGAGCCACTCGATACGTTCAAGGCCAAACTGTTTTGTGCTCTTGAAATCCTCTTTTTCGGTATATCCTGCCTTTGCAAGACGTTCAATGACCTTTTCCCATGCGTTGTGAGAGGTGGTCGTTCTGTGTGCCGTATAAAGAACACGCTCTCCGTGGATAAGTCCCCAGAGAGCACGCATTATAAGTATTTCAGATTTTCCGTTACGTCTTGGCACGCTGTAGCCGTATTTCATATGCGTCCACAATCCCTCGTCATTGGTCGCCATTATGTCATATAGCTGTATTTCCTGCCATTCCTGAGCAGTTCTGCCTGTGCTGTTATATAACTCTACAGCCTCGTTGCCCTTAGTCTGCTCATAAGGCAGGACAAGGGCTGTGGTGGGGGTCTGCCTGCCGACTCTCTTATCCTCAATAGGGAATTACCTCCTTTTGGGTATGAAAAAAGCACCCGTTAAGGTACTTAGTTCCGATGTTTGATTAGTCTATTGTCTGCCAATCTTCCGACAACATATCTGCTTGACTTGCAAGCCAGCCAAGTTGTACGCCAGAAGTTCCCACAAACGCTAATGCTTTATTGCCCATATCCTTATGGTTTACATTTGTCACAGTACCATTAGGTGATTTATAACTAACATTAGTGGCAAGCTCAACATACTGTCCTTTGCCGTTCCAGCCTTTTCTTGCTATTTTCTTACCTCTCTTTGCTTCTTCAATTGCCTGTCCAAAATTCATATTTATCCGTCCTTTCTGATTTTGGGTATAAAAATACCGCCTCGCCGTAGCGGAGCGGTTATTAACTAATATTTGAGTTCAGGAGGTAACTGCTTTTCTCGAATGTCTGTCTCTGATACTTCTATACGAGAAATATGAAAAGCTTTTTTACAGTCATTGCACCAAACATCTCCATATCCTTTACCACTGCTTATTTCAAGCAATCTGTAATCTGTATTTTCTTGTCCGCAATATGGGCATTTGCCTGCCTTATGGAGCTGCTTTATACTCGCTAGATTGTCAAGCCATTTCATACTATCACCTCTTTGTAACCAAGCTATAAAATAATCGTTCAAACCTATAAGCTTGTTTTTCCATTAAATCTAAGTTTTGCTGAGCATATGCTTTGCCATGTTTCTTTAGCTGTAAAACGTGGCACTTTTCATGCAATATGGTTTTTACTAATTCCTCTTCAGAAGAAAATGCACTTGGGAACAAGTCTATTCTTCCTATGTTATTATAGTCTGTTGAGCCATAAAAAGGGAGTGCAAGGAGTTTTTCAGAACGCTGAATCTTAAAGGTTATTCCGCTAGTATCAATAGAATATTTTCTACATATGTTCAGAATTTCTCTTTTCTGCATTGGCACTGTCAACGTTGAGAACGCACCTATGTTTTGCTCTTTTCGTTCAAGGTTTCTTCCTAATTTCATTATACCACTTTTTTTCGATTTGTCAATCCTGCTAAGCACTTCTTTTTCCTTAGCTCTTGCCTGCTCAGGTGTGAGCCTTGTGACCTGCTTGCGTGTTTCGATCTCTTTGCCGTTTTGAACGTCTGAATAGCTTATTTGATCATATGTGCCTGCCTTTTCATTGACGTAGGTTATCTCACAGGTGCAGCGCTTATGCCGCCGCCACACGTCCTTTGGAACATCAGGATAGACGTACTTTCCTGCAAGCTTTGAACACCATGCGCAGCACTTGCTGTGGTCTGAGCGGATAACGTACACCCTAAGTCCTGCTTTACTGCGAAAATCAGCATTTGTTTTGACATAATCGGTAAAAATCGAGCCGTTTATGTTCTCAACTGACGCAGTGAACTCGCTGAGCGACGTCTTGTCGGTAAGGTCCTTTTGAGCCGTCACTTTTGCAAGATTTTCTATCCTCTCAGAGGGAAAATCTGCTCTTTGCGGCTTTATGCCTATGCCTGCCGCCTTATCAAGCTGTTTTTGGATATTCTCAGCCACAGAGTTTATAAGTTCGTAATTATCACCGAATATATCACCGAGTATCTCAGCAATAAGCTGTTCATCTGTAAAAGCCTTTGGACTTTCGCTTATGCTTTTTTCAAAGACTTTTTTCAGCACAGCTCCTGTTGCCTGTGCGAAGTCATCAACATCAGTGAGGTTTGCTTTACCGCTTTCAAGCCTTTTTATAATGCTCTGCAAATGTTTGTCGCTTTTTGAAAGCTTGACAAGTTCGCTTTTTATTTTGTCTGAAAGTGCGCTCATTTGCCGTCACTCTCCATACCTGTGAGAGCCTTTATGTTTCTTGCACCAAGATAGTCAGGCACAGCCTGGTTTATCTTCAAGATAGCGTCGCCCACACCCGAGAGTGCCGCAGCGTCAGGCTCGAAGATAGGCAGCCATGCGACTTTTGTATCTCTGAACGCATCTCTTTGATATGCGTATCTGTCACGGATACAAACGGCAAGATAGCCCACATTGAGCAGACCTGTTCCGAACGTCCTCTGTGCCTTGCGTGCCGTTAATCGTAGGTTTTCATGACCTGCCTTGATAGCCTCTGCGCTGGAGGGGTTTTCGGTGGCAAAGCCCAAGTCATCAAGGGTCAGTCCTGTTTCTCCTGCGAACAGGCTTGCAAGTGTTCTCAGCTGTTCAGTATATGGCGTCATTGATTGCTGTTGAAACTGTCCTACAATGGGGTGATCGCCGTCGCCGTCTTTCGTGAAATTCAGAAAAGAGGATATCGTAGCAAGGCGGTTATTGAACTCTGCGTCCTCAGATAATCCAAGCACATATTTTTGAGGAAAGCTGTAAAATTCAGCCGACACCTCAGAGCGTTTTATAGTTCTGAGAGCTGTCTGCGTATAGGCTATGCAGGCTCTTGAAATACGGCTGTGACCGAACGGACGCTTTGCGTCAGGACGATATATTATCGGCACGAGCAGTGCATATGGTGCAGCGTTTGGTATACGCTGAACAAGCACACCATGGGAGTATATTTCCGTCATGCCTGCCATGAAATAAGCCTCTGTCTTTACAACATCCATGCTGTCACGCTCAAGCACTGCATAGCCCTCGGTAAGCAGATTTGTCACAGGGTCAATGATACCAGTGGCATTTGAGCCGTCAATTACCTGCAGGCGAGGATAGCCGTTATCTTCTCGGATATAGACGAAAGAACACGCTGAGATAAGAGCCGAAAGCACCGCAGAGTCAATGAGTATATCCTGATTGTTTGACAAGAATATTTCGCTCAGATTAAATTCATCATTTTGAAATTCATCGAACTGCAAGCGGTCAGCAAGGCTATCGACTGCTTTCGCACACCAACCGACAGTTTCCTTTAGCCCCTTGAATTTTTCGGGAGCAAGGCTCGAAAAATCCTGTGCGTTATTTTTCATTTCGTAGTACTTATATCTCAATAGCACTCGTTGTTGTTTATCGGCAAGTCTGCGTCGCAGATAGTCAATTCCGTATATTTCGTTTGTCATATTTTTGCTCCTGTTTAAAATTCTGCGAGATATTTACACAATGAAGGCGTGAACGTGAAATTGCCCCTCAAAGGGGGTGGTATGCCCCCATATGCTCAAAAAAATTGGAAATTTCGTGGAAATTCGTGTTTAAATCGACTTCCAATCAAAAGTTTGCGGTAAAACACGGTTGGATACGGCTTCTACCTTTTGGTCAAACACCTGTTTTTCTACCAATTTATCAGATTTCTGACGATTGCAACACCAATGAGCAAGCTGTAGGTTTTCAAGGGCTGAGGGGTGACCGCCTTTTGCTATGGGTATGATATGATCTATGCAAGCTGACAGTGGGTGTGGATACTTCAAGGAAAAATCAACAGGTTTTCCACAGATACCGCAGACTGTTTGGGTAGCATATATCTTTTTCTTGTTGATACGGAACTGTGTTTGATGTGAGCCGTTTCGATCTGGTCTTGGTACTGGCATTGTATACCTCCGTGCAACGCAAGAGCGACCGCAAAAAGCAGCCGCCCTTGTGAAAATATTATAAGGAGTTTTGTAAATGGTGGAGCAGATCTGAGCGGTGGCTCGCTCTCAACCTGCATACGGAGCTTTCGCCCCGTCGGACTTTTTTATGGAGGTCCGCAAAGAAACTTTTGCCGTTATGGCATATTATCATTATACTCTCTTGACAGGGGTGATACAAGGGCTTTTTCGGGTGTCTGATAAAATTTCTTGAACATTTTTATCGCATTTGGACCAAGCACCTTGCGAGTGTAATTTGCCTCACGGTCAAGAGCCTCAGCTGTTCGTTCCCATGACATTCCGTTTATGTATTTGTTGATTATCAACGCCGCAAGTCTGCTGTCAGGCATACTGTCCGTGATACACAATACATTGTATGACATCTGTTCGTAACTTTTGCAAAGCATTTCAAGCTCCGTCTTATAGTCCGCTATCATCACAACGCTGTCTTCTATCTTTCTTGACGTGCCGCCTGTAAAGCTGGGCGGTATATCGGAGCTTTGCGGCGATGTACTCTCAGCCCTTGCATAGCATTTTTCTATGGCACGCCTTATCGCCGATATACGCTTGTCTATATCCACCAGCTTGTTCAAATATTCTTCTGCTGTCAACCTCTATCCCTCCTCGATCATTCTTCCGCAAACAGGACAGAACTCAAAGCGGACTTCCTTGCCGTCTGCACCAAGCTTTTCGCTCCACTCTGTCACTCCATTGCAGTATTCACAGCCTGCATATTCGGGTATGTTTACGCCGTTATGTTTCGCAAGCCCCTCGTCGCAAAGTATCAGTTCAAGTGCCTGCAATGCGTATGTAAGCTTTTCTTCCCTGTCCTGCGTTTTGTTTATCTTCCAGACCGTTGTCTGCCCTCTGCGGATATTCTCCTGCATTATGCAGGCTTGTCTAAAAAACCTGCCGTTTCGCTCTTTGCTATGAAGATACTCCCGCTTGTATTCCGCCTGCTTTTCCTCGCATATCTCTTTCGACCACCCCTCATGCCTGTTCTTGTAGCCAAGTCTTGATAACTGTGAGAAATACTTATATTCCTCAGCAGGATACTCGTCATAGATAAGCCTGCCGTCTATTGCCATATCTTCATACCGTGCGAACTCTTCTTGTGACATTCTTTTGAAATCTATTTTAATGATTATCCCCCCCTCTGTGACGGGTTGTGACGAGTTTATGCCGTTTTTCAAGAACTCTTTCTTTATATATATTCTTTTTTATCTTCTCGTGCGAAAGGTTAGAAAAACCCGTCAACCCGTCACAACCCATCACATTTGCAATTATTTACACATTATTATCGAGATTTATGCCGTTAAAATATGCACCTGACCTTGTCTTTACTTTCTCAAAGCGTTTTGCAAGCTCCATACCGAACTTTGTTGAACTCATACGATATTCATTGTTCTGCTCAGCCCAGTTAAGATATGCCGCAAAAAGCTGACTTGACTTAACGCTCAGACCCTTGCCCACAGTACACTTATCCTCAACAAATGCAGAGATAACGTCCATTTCACGGCGGTACTCCCTCACTTCTTCAAGGACGGCACGAGGCATTTTAAGCCCCTCTTTCTGCCACAGCAGACAGCCCTCGACCGCCCAGCGGATTATGCCCGTAAGCTCCGCCGACAGCTTGTATTTCAGCCTGCGGTCTATCTTTTCTTCGGGGATCTGCACAGTGAAGGGTATCATATGTATCCTTCGCCATATGCCCGTATCCGTTCCTCTGATGACAGGCTTATGGTTTGTCGCCATCCAAAGTTTGAACTCAGGCTTGAACTCAAACTCGTCACCGTAAAGCTTTCTTGCCGTAACAGTATCATCGCCTGTAAGCTGTTTGAGCAGACCCTCGTTGATACGAACGCCCTCGTTAGGCTCAACGCTTGTCACGAGCCTTGCACCTTTGAGCCTTGCGATATCGCTGTTTATGGCGGTGCTCTGATTACTGCGTACCATAATAGTTTCAGGCTGGATATTTGCCGCATAGTCCCCGAAAATATCCCTTATGATATCAATGAAAGTTGACTTGCCGTTTCGTCCTGTTCCGTATAGAAAGAACGCACATTGCTCGGTGGTCGAGCCTGTCAGGGAATATCCCACAGCTTTTTGAACGTATCTGATAAGGTCTTTATCCCCTCTGAAAATGTCGTCAAGAAATGCAAGCCAGCGAGGACAATCGGCATTCTCTGAATACTCAACGGCTGTCATTTTCGTCAGATATGTCATAGGGTCGTGAGGAGATATGCCGCCGCTTCGCAGGTCGATAACTCCACCCGGTGTATTGAGAACAGTTTTAAATCTGTCCATTTGAGCAGGCAGAACAGGAACGTGGTGCATGACCTCGCTTAGCATTGCGTTCTTTGATTTGTTAGAACGGCAGGACTTCATATGCTTTTCAAAGGCTTTCGCCATATCCGTTTCCTCGTCTGCGTCAAGCTGAGCGTACACCTTTGCCTCTGCCGCCATACAAGCCACAGCCTTATCAGCAAGACGTTTAACTGTGCCTGTCATATCGGTACACCACTTTCTGCCGTCATACCAAAGCCAGCGTTTGTCTGTATAACAGTATCTCACCTGCTCGCCAAAAAGGTCAACAAAGCGTTCTGCGTTGCCTGTATCGTCAAATGAATAAAGTCTTGGCTTGGCTTCTTCCTGCTCCACAGCGCCCACAGAAATCGGCTCAGAGGGCGACTTGAAGTTAAGAGAAAATCCCCCTGCGAACTTTGGCGAATAGGTCTTGTCGCAATCGGCAATGGCTTTCTGGATCGTGAGTGCGCCATAGGTCGAACCGCTTTGCGCCCTGTCCCACTTTTCACGCATAAGACCTGAGGAGCGAAATATCATATCCATTTTCTCTGCGTCACAGCCTGTCCAGAAGGCAAGCATCGAGCAGAACGCCATATCAGCCTCAGACTGAGAGGTATATCCTGCGGTGCTGCCGCTGTAGAGCGACACGAACTTTCCTCCGTTCTTTGCTCCTGCCGCAGCTTTGATTATCTGGTCTGCGGTGTCAAGTCTGACAGCAGGAACAGCCTTTGCTACAGGCTCGTGCCCGCCGCCTATGTACTTTTCGTGCAATGGCTTTATGCTGTCGGTACACTCTGCAATGCCCTCATATTCTGAACAGGAGTTGCCTGTCATAACGAAAAATCTGCCGTTCTCATACATCTCAACTGAGCCTTTACGTCTGCCACGCTTTGGGAGCGTTCCTCTGCATATGATATGTATGCCCTTGCCCGATTGAGATATTTCAGTATAGCTTTGCAGGGTGGAGATAAATTCAGATATGATGTTGCCGTTCTCTCCCCTCTGGTATGCCTCAAGCTCCTCCTCTTTGCCGTCAATGTCAACACCGAAATATGGACAGCCACCGAACATAAATCCTATGCCCGAATGTTTTTCTGAGGCTCTCA